CGTGACTGTTACCCATTGTACCAGTAGCAGTTCCGACATAGCTTTCCCAATACCATTTACCTGTTTGTGGTAGAGGTAGTGTAGAAATGACATTGTTTGTTGTCCATGAAGATGTACCTGTTGCCTTAGTATTACCATTTGAAAGAACTACTGTTGTCCCTTTCCCTAATGGGTTCCAAACAGGATACCTATTAGTCGGAGTATTTGTAGTCGTCACGACTGTATTATTATTAGTAAAGTTATTCCCGTTGCCACTGGCATCTGTCTGAGCATTAGTGGTATTGTCTAGGTAGAAACCATTAGTGCCAAACGTCAGGGCTTTGATTGCGGTAGATGACTTAGGTGTCCAGTAGAGTCCAGTTTCGTCATATTCTCCGAAGTCTGTTGCGGTATACAACTGTCCATCAGTAAAGACGGTTTCGGCTAAATACCCCTCAAGATAGTTTGTAGGGCTGCCGCCACCAGAGTACCGACCTATAGCTTGAAGTGTATTATTATTAATGGCGTAGTCGATGTTGGATGGCTGTGTCCCTGTTAGGGTCTGAGCCACCCCATTAACTTCAATGGACAGAGTAGTATTAGCTGCATCCAACCCAACGACAATATGATACCAACCTATATCTCTGAATATAGCATTAGTAATTCTGTTAAAGGAACTATCTGATTGGCAACCAAGTTTGTCATTTGTATCTATCACGATCATCGTTCCACCATTACCCGATGAAACGTAACCGTGTAATAATGTGCGAGAGAGCGTGACCTCAGGTTCAGCTTTATAGAACCACGTTGAGAACGTCCATTTCTTACGGTTTCCAGCAGCAGCAGGTGTAATACCTAAATACTCACTATTGGCTTTATCAAACAAAGCTGAGTTTTCAACTTCCACCAGCGCAGCACCAGAGTCACCAGACATTAAGTTTCTAAAATTAGGCAAAGGCTGCTCCTACTAACTTACCATTCCAGATTGTGCCGCCGTCTACCGTCCAGAAGACTAGCCAATCAACGCCACTGGCCGTTAAGGTGGGAGCCGTTGCAGCCGTCCAATCAACAGTGCTGGGCCAGTTTACGGTCTGACTGCCACCATTGGTAAGGCCTAAGGTAAAGCCACAGAGTTCATCCCCAGCAGTAGGGTTACTAAACACAAAGGTGTTAGCACTGGCTGAAACAGTTGCCGTTACAGAGTTACCGTTGTTAAGATTTACTGTCCTGGTGCCTCCGGCAGATCCTAACGCTTGAGTGACTTCGCCGTAGTCTTTAAGGTTAATTGCACTGACTATCTGATCTGCACCTGTAACCGCACCAGCTAAAGTCTGAGCAGGAACTGCGTTAGTATTAACAACAGCCATTGTACCAAGACCGATAGAAGTTCTAAGCGTAGACCCACTCTCAGCTACAGGATCTCCAGTACCGTCTCCTACGATCATCTGCCCATCGGACAGTACTGCCATAGCTGTAATTGCACCCGTACCTGATCCTAAGAGTACACCACCATCTGTAAGACTAGACGCCCCTGTTCCACCATCCGCTACGGTTAAATCAGTAATACCTGTTACGCTTCCGCCTGTTATGGCCACACTTGCTGAAGTCAATGTACCTACAGTCATAGCCGTTTGATAATTAGCCGCGTCAACTACATTAGTGGCGTCACAATATAAAGCCATATACTTACCGTGAGGGACTGTTATACCTGAACCACTAGCTGTTTTCACAACTACAGATTGACTTCCGTTCGTATTATTTCTTACAAAATATAGTTTTGATTTGGTAGGCACAATTAAGTCTCTGGTTGTGCTAAGACTTGTGCCTCCAGTGAGATTAATAAACATGTGTCTTGCTTCATCGTCAGCGCCGTTAGCCGTCGATAGCGTATCGTTTGCGTCAGATGCAAACGCTACGGTTGCGGTGCCTGATATGGTTGACTCCCAGAGATCATATTGGGTGTTTGTGGTACTGCCCCACGATCCACTCTGCTCTCCGGTAGCAATCTTTTCAATGCGAAGTTCGCTTGTATATGTACTTGCCATTATCCTATCCTATTATGTTTTACCATGAGCCTGTCGCCCCGGATGTGCTAAATTGAGTAAATTTCAACCCACCCCGCCGCATCCACTGTATTCGTCGGGATATCGAACCATATAATTTCTTCACCAACGAACCCTGTTGCAAATGCGTCTGCGCTATTAACACCGAACGATACACCCTGTCCTTCAGTAATACTAACAGTTCCAACGAGGTGAGAAGCGACGGCATCGGTACTAGTGACACCAAATGTAACACCCGTTCCTTCAACAACGGTTTCATTACCGACAGCGTGAGAGGCGATAGCGCCCGTACTAGTGACCGCCGTTGATATATCGCCGAAACCCCAAGCAGTAGAACCGAATGTTTTAAGACCCCAAGCCATGCTACTCTATCCATTTCAACTAAGTGATCCTTATAATCGCGTTACTAGCGTCAGCAGCAGGAAATTGGACGGTAAAATCGCCACTGGATGATGATTTATTAGACCCAAAATCTAAAACTATAACCGCTTTATCACCGTTGGTGTCATTGTAAATCAAAGCTCCACGGGCGGTGAGTGAGGAACTATCCCACGTAAGGTCAGCAAAGTCTCCCAAAGCAGTAGTGCCTGAAAGCGTAGGAGTCACAGGGGCTAGTGCTTTGCCCGTTGCGGAATAACCCGTGCCCGATATTTCATTACTAGAGGTGTACGCCGTAGTGCCCGCTCCCAGAGTGGCACTGACAGTATACAGCGCCATCTTAAAAGTATTGCCACTGCTAGCGGTGAAATTATGTGTTCCGGTGAGTAGTTCTTGTTTAAAGCTAGAACACATTGCCTGTGTAATTGCCATCTCAGTTCTCCTTAATTTCGGCCATAATCTCAGCCCTCATGGTTGTGCGTTCACTTAGCATTGCTTGGCGCATATAGAAAACTAACACATCTCTGAGGTTTTCTCTATAGGCTAATGCTTGTTCTTTAATAGGATCAGGCACATTATCACCAATATATACTATCTTATTCAAGGCCATATCCGCTAATTCTTCAGCGTTATGCCCTCTGTTTTGAGTAGCACAAACATATGCATGTCCTACTTCACCTTTAAATACATCTAAACTCATGAAACCGCCATCCTTACTTGCCCGGACCTATATGCGTCTTGACGGTTCTTCCCGTCACCCAATTCTTTAAGTTTAACTAACGCTTCTTTATACCTTGTGTCATACAGAGCCAACAGATCTGGCTCCCCCTTCATAAAGGTATACGCCTCTAATAAACAGCCGTAGAATAGCGCTGACTCTGCTTCATCTCCAAGCCAGGTAGTGCCTTCAGTTACAATGCTAGCGGGCTTATAATAATAGTGCATATCTACTTGCAACTCGCTAGGAGGCGTAGGACCTAAGATAAAAGTGTCTTCGTTCCAAAGCCCATAAAAACGCGGCTGTGCTTCGGTAGCTATACTAGGGAAAGCCTCACGAATAAAGTTTACATCCTTATTAAGCAAGTAGCTAAATTCTCCACCTGCATTTACAATTGCTACTGAAAATGAAGATATAAAGTCACTCGGCGTAGTTAGAAATCTATTATGAGCTGTCAGATTACCCTGCATTGACTTCCTAAACATAGGAAGTTGCACAATATGCTGAATACGGTCCTCCGCTTGCGTGACGAAGCTAGGTATCTGTGCAACAAAGTCAGTCTCTTCGTTCTCAGTATATGATTTTATAGATGCTACTAGTTCACTATAATTCATGGTTAACCCTTAAAGCTTGTGCCTCGTTCTGCTTTTCCCCCACCACGCGCCGTCATCTTAGCCGTGTTGGTAGGTTTTAGACCCATCTTAGTTCCAACCATGCCACCTTTATTGTAGCCAACTTTAGCGCTCGACATACCTTCATTCCCGGTTCGCATTATACGCCCGCCGCCCATGTAGCCGACTTTAGCTTTCTTCACTTCTTTACCGCCTCTTTTAATGTGCTTCATAATATATATCCTAAGTTATAATAGTTACAGAACCTACACCTGTCGTAAGCTCCAGGCTAATGTTATCTCCTACAGGTCTCCAGCCAAAAAGTGATTGACTTTCAATTTGGCTATTATCCGGTCTTGCCTCTCTCAGACTTTGTGGATCGAATATTCTGAATCTTCCTAACTGTAGTTGAGGATGATCAGGATCGAAACACGTACTACACACCTTAAGACCGTTAGCTTTTTTATCTTCAAACTCCGTTTTTAAACTATTTATATCATACCTGAAACCACATCTATCGCAAAAACCAAATGCATACTTCCCTGAAGCAAATTCTTCAGACATATTACAACGCCACGTCAATAAACTCTTGAAGAGGCGTGAACACTAACGCTGCCTTAGATCTATCTTCAGAAGCCGCTAATTCATAACTCTCTTCATAAAGAGCTTTCAATGTAGGCATACGGTCCATAGCTTCGGGTCTCTTCAGAGCGATATTAAAAGCCAGTCCCGCAATTAGCGCCGGGACAAACCTTTCAGGCATATCTGGATTATTAGTGTTGCCCCCCAAGTCTTTTATACGTCTAACATACCAATATACAAAATCGTGAGTGCTATCATTTGGTTCCGGGTATAGGGTTACACTTGCGCGATTTTGACGATCAACGTACATAGATGTAGGCCGCGAAGCGGTGTTCTTGTTAGATGTCTGGACGTAAGACGATACAGAAAGCCTAGTTAAGTTGTAATCTGTCTGAGTAGACAAGCCAGTGTCGGTTCTTAAAACCGCGTCTAATATGTCAATTGCGTCGTCAGCCAATGCGTATGTTTTTGTGCCGCTCACTAGATCAATACTTGCCTCTGTGACAGTCCACAGATTAAGGCCACGGTTTACCCACTCTAATAACATTAGCTGCATACTGCGGCGAGCAGATCTGAGATCGTAACCTGTTCGCATTTCGAGGCCAGCGCGTTCGTAAGCCTCTTCACATATCTGAAGAATGTCTACTTTGAAATCAAAAGTGGTAGATGTTGTGGGTGCCGTCATCTAGCTCTTCCTTTTTTTCGCTGTCTTAGCGGCTTGTTCAAATGCTTTATTAGTTGGCGCTCCTTTTTGTCCTTTTTTACGCATCGGCACACCTTTTTTACGTTTAGCGTTTATATTCGCGTATAAACCTTTAGGCATTAGCTTATCTTCCTTCTAGGTCTAGATAGATTAGCCGCACGAGGGATAACGCGGACATTGCTAGACGAGTTGTTACGAGGATTGTTATCTCTATGATCTATATCCTTACCGTCTCCGACCTTCACTCTCCCCGCCTTTTCAGCATCATAACGAACTCTGTGACGAGCATTGTTATCTTTTAAATGCTTGCTGTGGTAGTCATCGTATTCCTTGCGATAGTCGCGTTTCTTTTTCACAATGTTATACCGCCTAATATGTTAAGACGTAGATACTTGTACTATTGCTGCGCTAGCGCTACCCACAGTAAACGCAGTCATCGCCAAACGAACTGCCACTGGAGGATTATCTATAATGCCTTCAAAATTTGCAGACTTGCCAGTTATTGTAGCGTGTGTAAAGTTTATTGCGTCTTCTTCAAGAAAACCATTCGCCAACACGTCACTGAAAGTATGCTGTAGCGCATAAGTAAGGGTCTGAGTGCCAGTGGTGCCAATAGTGCAACCTACGTTCACTGTACATCTCTGTCCGCGATAGTTTAGAATGTACCATCCACTTTCGCATAAACCATCGGTGCCAACTTCAACCGCCGCTGCTGAAGCGCCGTCAGACGTGACGCGGTCCACCCACGCAAAGTTTTGGTTCTGAGTTGTAGAAGTTCCAGCGTTAGCGCCAGTAATAGCGTCACTAATCTCGTTACCATAGCGATCATAGCCATGCACTGTAAAAGTATCTGCTCTATCATCTCCCGCGCTGTATACTGCAACGTGTTGGGGAGTGCTGAACTCGGCGTAGCCATTAACGCCTATCTCTACAGCCCCGGCAGTTGCGGCGTCAGGAGTAATTGATGTTATGTGATGAAATTTAATAATGCCTAGAGTGATTCCAGCGTTGGGGCCTGTTACAGCCTCCGTTATTCTATCGCCGTTTGCATTTTGGCCAACAACTGTAAATGTCCTGCCTGACTCGTTTCCGCCAGCATATATAAGCACATATATCCCTTTACGGTCTTTAAAGTCTACTCCCAGAACGCCGTTCAAAGTCATAGCGTCAGCGCCTGTAGGCGTTTGAGACGCGCATATACCATTGCGGTCATATCCTGCGGCGAAAGCGCCGCCGATGAGGAGACTTAGTCTTGCGGCGGCAAGTGTTTCTGAAGCAGAAATACCATTTCTGTCCAGTACGTCTGGTGCGAGAGTGATAACCTTTGGTGCGGGCATCTTTATATCCTCTTCATATGTGTGAGTTAATCAGATTTTTTAACTGTAGCTTTTTTTGATACCTTCTTTTCTTTTCTAGGCTCCAACACGGGCGCGTCTTTTTCGCCGTGACTGATTGCTCTGCGCCAAGCTTCTGCGTCCTCCCGCGAGCCGAATGTTTTTACAATCGACTCCTCGGCAGGACTGCCAGAAACTTCTATAGCCCATTTAGCACCATCTTTGGTAAGTTGGTACAGCATCTGGCTACTCGCGTTCTTTTGCTACAAATATATAATCGATATCTGTAGTTTCAGCGCCAGCGGCACCATTCAGATAACCAAAGCCAACTGACAATTCTGCACCGGGTATGGTTATACCTGTCATCGTAGTAATAAGGACGTTGTTCGAGTAACATTGAATGTTACCTGCGCCATCCCAATACACAGCCACCGTCACAAAAGTGTCGTCAGCCAATGCAACAACAGTATCGCTATCGCTGTCTGTAGTATTGTTATCGCTGTTGAAGAACAGATTGGCTGACCCGTCTTCGGTTATCCATGCAAAACGCATCGTTGCGTCCAGGGGAGTTGTGTCTGAAGAGTGTAGACCCACAACAAAATCAGACTGTATAGCATCTCCAACTTGAAAACGAGTTTTCATCCAAGTCTTTCTGCCACTCTCTAGTAAGAATGTCTCAGATATCCACTCAGCGAATATACCGTCGTTCTCATTAGCCGCAGTAGTAATACGAGCAAGACCTCCGTCGGCATCAGGAACAGTAATTGCAGAAGTACCTGCACCAGCAGACGTTGCAGTAAGTGTCCATTGCGCGGCAATAGGTGTGGTGTCAAAGTCATCCCAGTAAATATGATATTTAGTTGGATCTAACCGCCCAAAATTATAAAGCGGGTTCCCCGGTATAACGTCAGAAACGCCATTGGTAAAATGTGTAGGCATCAAACAGTTCTCCTATGTAAACCATGACTAACATTAGGCTAGTCACATTGAATGCGTCTACAGCTTAGAACATAAAAACACAAAAGCCTAGTTAAATATTGTTTGATCAGTGTTTGTACTAAGCGTGTACACAATAAAAAAGACCGAACCCACTAGAAAGTAGGTTCGGTAAGTTTCAGGGAGGTAATTTGTGGTCCTGGTGTAAAAATAAATAATACGGTAATAGGGGCAAACAGTCAACTTAATCAATCAATAATCAAATCTAACGCAGGAACAAAATGTACGGCGTTGTCTTCTGCAACATACGCTATTCTGACGTTCATTTCTTTTTGCGTAGGCGTTCTTACTCTATGTATGCGGGTAGATGCTAGCCCTTTAGGATTAACTCTACCGCCGTCTGTCTTTGCGTCAATGAGAAATACGCGCCCGTTACTATCAATTGCAACTATATCTATAGGGCCTTGCTGATGCACTACCGGGGAGAATACAAAGAATCCCAGATCTACCATATGCGCGGCAACAATAAGCTCTGATCGAGTTCCTTTTTGATGCTTAACAAAGGGCATGGTAATTAAATACTCATGCTAAATAAAAAGAGGGGCGCTAGGCCCCTCTTTCTATAACACATCAGGTTAGGAAGAACCTGGGCTTCCGAAACCAGCGAGGTAATCAGAGGCACCGAAGCTGTAGCGTTCACGAGCTTTATATCGCACGTTTCCGCTATCAAAGTCGCCGTCCATTGATGTACTCATTGGAACACGATTGAAATACTTGAAGCCGTTTGGAACATCGGTTTTCAAGAACCAAGCGTTAGTGTCTACTAAGTAATGGTTGATCGTATAGCCATCACGAATCGTGCTGTTATGCACAATAGCGTTGATGTCATTATCAGCCACACCCGTCTTGAACTGGGAGTTAAGAATACGAGTTGCAACAAACTGTAAGTTAGTTGGAATAATTAACTTAACAGGTTGCGCTGCAACTAGAAGTCCGCGCTCGTCGGTCCAGTTGGAGATCTGGATAGCCGCATCTTCAAGAGATGTTTCATTCAGATCAGTAGCAGTAGCAGGACGGTTAGATACATCCGCGCCATTCACAATACTATGTGAAGTCGAGAATAGTGGATCACCGTCACCGGAAAGATATCCGGTTGTTGCTGTAAAGCCTGTGTTGAATGGCACCATAGCTTTAACTTGCTTGGTGTAGTTCATAGCACGGGCAAGAGCCTTAGTGTAACGAGAAGAGAGACTGTCATAGAGGTTATCTTCCATCGCTTCTTCAGTGATGGAGAAACCCATAGCAATCGTCTCGTGATCGTAACGCTGGGTGAAGCTCTCTTGAGCAGTGTCATAAGAAAGACTTCCGCCTTCCTTTTTAACAGGTGCTGCGCCGAAGCCAGACAGTTTAGTTTCTTCTTCAAAACTACGATCTGAACTTTCTTCGTCGTAACAACCAAGATGCTCATCTTGATATTTATCATACTCAAGGCCGAATAGGGCGTTTAAACCCGGAAGTAGTTCCTTGAGTAGTTGGGAACGTGAAATTGAAGCCATATCTCAAATACTCCTTTAAGTGCCAAGTGCTAAGTCATATTGATGAATGTCTGCATTCCAGATAACTAACATATCTGTAAATGCATCAGCAACAGAACTATCGGGTCCATCAACAAAGTCGATAGATCTGAAAGGGAAAGTAGCTGTAGTAGCGGGAGTAGTAACTTCAAGAGAAACTACAGATTTACCAATATTGGTATTTCCTGCCGCATACGTACTAGCTTCAAAGTTTAATCCGAAACTAGCTTGCACTACACTACCCGCACACTGCGCTTGCATAACCTGACGAGGATCGTCAGCTACACTAGCTAGTATGTCAGTCGAGGCTACTGCCCCGGTCCACATTTGACTGAACACTTTGTAGTTAAGACTTGGATCAGTAAAGTTACAACCTTGAAAAATCCCAATAGGACGTGACGAAGTTGCAGCTTGAGTGGCTTCTATAGTTCCAGCCGCCGCGAGCGTAACAACATCTCCAAAGAAAATAGAGGTGCCGTAAGAGTTCGTGACTTTGAGTTGACGATACGATCCGTTATTATATCCGCCAATTCGATTAACTGGAACAAAGCCGTAAGGTGAGGCAGTTGCCGCCATTTTTTTGCTCCTTTAGTGCAAAGTTAAACAAGTAAACGCCAGTATTAGCGTTTACGACCAGCGCCAAATGTAACCGTGGATTTATGCTCCGTCTCTAGAAGCGGCATCCTCGGATCATTTTCACGCATAAAGTTATGATCCACACTCGAAGCCTGTTGACTCGCTTGTTGCTCAAAATATCTGTTCCGAGATTCCATTTTCTCGGTAGAACATTTACAAAGCATCAAACCTCCGATGACAACATTGCCCTCGTAGGTAGAGTTAACGTCTGACATAATCATCAATTCAGGATGATCTTCTGCCAAACACGGTTCCCAACCTTCACGATATCGCATAGATACGTTCCTGTTGTCAGCATCACCAAGCATTGATGTGCGGACCCATCGAAAAGCGTACCCATCCTCTGGCGTTGGATCGGGCAAATTTGAGGGTGGACGATATTCTGTCACCCTGTCTTCTGTGTCGCGTGTATCATTATCTCGCGTTTTTGGCGCGGTGCGCGTTTTAGCCATTAAGTTGCTCCTTTGCTACTTGAGCGGCGTATTGTTTATTAGTTAACCCCAAACGCTTTGCGAGAGCGACTGCGGTGGCGGTTAGTTGCACTTTGCGCGGGGGAACTCCGCCCCGTGACGGACCACCAACTGGTGGTTTTCTTTTCGTATGCGTCACAACCGGAGGTCTCGTCCCCGTACTACCTAAATCCGCATCCGAAAATTTGTCAGGAAACACTGCTCGCATCCCCTGATCAATCCTTGTATAATACTCCTCGTGAATTTGAGGGTTTAACCCGCCAGCTACGAGCTTCTGATGAAGACCTATAGCATACCCGGTCATGTCTTCGCTACCCTTTTGTTGAAACCATCCATTTTCTCTTAACCATTGAGTGGATCTGACATCAGGGGTGCCTTGTCGCTGCTGTTGTTGTGGCTGTGGCTGTGACTCTTGTTGTACGTATGGCTCAGAAGGTGCTTGCCTCATCGTTCCAACACGTTCTGCATGTAATGTAGCCAGCCTTTCTTGAGCCTCTAAAAGAGCGTCAGTCTCGCCGCCCTCGTAAGCCTCTTTGAAATCTGCACGGGCCTTTTCAAGCTCCGCTTCACTTCTCGCTCCATACTGCTCAACCAGTACAGTATTGCTGGTTCTCAGTGACTCTTGAAGTTCAGCATTCTGCCGCGCTACGTTCTCCGCGTACCGTATAGCTTCTTCAGATTGACGTAGTGCGTTTTCTTTTGCCCTACGCTCCTCATGAAATTCAAACTTTACGGCCTTTATGCGTTTCTGTGCGTTGTCAGAATAGTCCTGTATCTCCCGCTCGAACTCTTCGCTATCTGGATCTACACGAGTAGCGGCAGGACGTGCATCTCTCGCGTCTTCTGGCGGAGTGTCGTCAAGCACTTCTATCTCAATCTCCGAGTCCTCCTCCGGTTCTGGAAGATCGTCAGGAGCCTCGTATCCGAGTTGTGTGTCTGCTGTATTACTCATCATGCCCTCGTATATCCACGCGGATCATCCACGACTGCTTGAACGGTATCATCATTGATGATGCGAAATTCCTTGCCATGTATTCTGAAGCGAACGCCTTTGTAAGCTCCAATCAAGACAAAGTCCCCTGTCTTACACCAAGGGGTTTCTCCGAAGCGTTCTTTATCTGCGTAGCACTCACTGCCCATTCCAAGAACTAGGCCAATAACCGTAGATGTGTTTTCTATATCTTTAGTCATATCGGCTTTGAGAATGCCTCCTGCGGTCTTCTCTTCGGCTTCAGGTATGGCTATCAACATCCTCCAACCTCTGGGCTGAGGGAGTTGAGTTGCTTTTTGCTCTTCTGTGGGTTCAACTAGCTTAGGCCCCTGCATGTCTTTAACTGCTTTCTTGGCTTTGTCTAGATCTTCGTCTGATATCTTAATGGCTGGTTTGCTCATGTGTCGAGCTTCTCCTGTTCTGTTATTTCATCAAGTATGTCCAAAATTACACGTTCCGATCTTGCCAGCCCTTCAATAACCCCCGCGTTCTGTGCATACTTAATTCCTACCATATCTGCACTCTCAGCAGACATACAACCCCCAAGCGCTAAATCATCTGCAATCGTATTCATCTCTCGACGTATACGCTCTTTGATGGTTTCTAAAATATTATCAGCCAATATTCAAATCTCCAAGCTTTTTTTTAATTTTCGTCTGACTTTTGTGCATCTTTTGAATCAGAACGGAACATATCTATAAAGCGACTTGCAAAAGTTTGGGTATCTCGCATACGTTCATTTGCAAGACGCTCTTCACCTATATGAAAATTATCTTCGTCTCTCTTCACGTTAGTACCTTCGCGTATCTTGGTCTGTTCTATCTGTGAAGCTATACGCTCACGCTCAATTTGATCGTCCACTATCGCGGTAGACACGGCAACTCCGAGTTTAGCACCTGCTTGCTTCTCGTCAGAGATCATCTTTGCTTGTTCAAGCTCAAGCCTTTTAAGCTCTATCTGCTTATCAAGTAGTTCCGTTTGAACTTCAACCCCTAAACGCGCCCCCTCCATCTTCTCTTTAGAGGAGATCTGCTCTTTACCAAGGAGCGCTCTTAGTTTGTCCGCCATGCCTTTACGTTGAACTTCTGCTTGTTTAGTTTCAGCGTCCATCTTCTGTAATTGAAGTACAGGGTCTTTCTGTTGCTCTGCATTCTTAACCGCTTGCATCTCCGCTACATCTTTCTTGAGAAGCTTTTCTGCCGCGTCTGCGGTCAGCCTAGACAATTGAACTTCTGTCTCTGCTGGCAAGTCCTTATCAAATTCAGGCATTGGCACACCAAGCTGTTTCTCAATCTCTCTACGATACTGAAACGCAACGTGTTCTTGTATATGCGCGGCACCAGCGGCGGCTATCGCCTGTGCGTTAGGTGCTTGGCCTACAATTTCTTGTATCTTAGGATCTTGTAGCGCCGACATATGTACACGTATATGACTCTCGTGGTCTTGGTACATATGTGCTTTCACTGGCTCAGATGTAATTAGTGCCATGTTTTCAGCTACTGGGTCCATAGGCTTCATCTCATCTTCGCGAGGAATTAGCTTATCAATATTCTCTTCGCCCATCGCAGACAGCATTCCCCGGTGCAACTCTTTAAGATCGTATATTTGAGGAGCAGTCGCTGCCAACTGTTGAATGGCTTGGTGCCTCATTATTCTGTGTGCCATTGTTGCAGCGTTGGGGTTAGATACCGGAAAGATATCAACCCTGTCATCATAGTCTTGGATACGGGTTACACCTTCTTCAACCTCATACTCATACTCTTCTGGCGCGTAGTCTCTTACTAGGCCAGCAAGTAACTTAAACTCTTTACGCATAGCCGCATGAATACGAGCATGGACCCCGGACATGACCTTCATGCCCCTCTCTAGAATAGCAAGAGTAGACCCCACAGGAGCTTGGTTACTCATATCCGATACTTTTAGATCCGCGATAGAGGCTACATTTCTTCCCTCATCGATAACATTACCGAGTAACTGATACAAAACGCTAGAAGGTTCTTTATAAGGAACAAAAGTTATATTATCCTTTATAGAGCCTCCAGGGATGTCTACATCTCTAAACTCTCCAGGTCTTAAAGGGGAGTTATCCCCTTTTATCCTTAATCCGCGTGATTTTAAGCCAGCAGGTAAGTTGGCTAGTGTTCCTGCGTCAACCAACTGCCTAAGTATTGAAGTAGCAGACTTAGCAATGCCACCTAATAAGTGTACAAGTCCGATACCGTAGAAACCGAGACCTGGTAAGTATGGATAGTGTACAAAGAACTCGTTCTTAGTCTTATCAACGTCATCTTCATCCCAGTTTCTGTAAATACTGAGGATAAGATTGCTACTCTTCTCTATAGTTATAACATACGGCAGAGCTATACCCGTTGGCTCCCCGTCTTCATCTATATCTTCAAATCCAGGGATATCGTACTCTACGTGCATCTCTAAAAGCTCGTGTCGATCATCTTTCTCTGCGCTAGGCGCAGTTCCAGCAGCTTTATCTTCGCTTCTATCCACGTCTGTATATTCGACAGAAGGTCTAGGCACGTCTATCATGCGATAAAAACCAGAATACTGATTCTTTAGTAGGTCGTTAGGCCACATCTTCATGATATGTGTAGATCTTGGGCATGAAGAGAGGTCTGTGGTGCCGTAGGACACTACAAAATCGTCTGCCATGATGAATTTAGAGGTATATCGGTTCAGAGCGTGATCAAAATACACCTTTTTAAATATTGATCCGCCAATAGCCAGGTGAAATAGCGCTTGCTCATGCTCTCCACGGTATTCCGTCATAACTTCTGTACACTGGTAGTTCATATCGCGTTGAACACGCAAAGCTCTTTCTTCTAATTCAGGGCTTGACTTACCAATGGTGCGTGTCAGTACTGGTCCAGCAGCAGGGAACGTCTCGTTCATAGCTTCTGCTTGGAATTTGATCACTGCTTCGGTCAAGATAGGGTGAAATACGCCAGACGCACCAGCCCAAGGTTGGCTGCGGTCTTCAATGTTGAGGCCGAGTAGGGATATGCCTTTAGTGTAGGCTTTCTCCCAAGGCGCTCTGGTACGACGATCATCTTGATAAATAGAAACAAGTTCGCTGCCAATAGAATTTAACACTTCGTCGTCTAGCTGTTCTGCCAAGTTAGAGCCGTGATCGTCTTCGCCTTCGTATGATCCATCTTCAGGATCAAAATCAACAATAACGGAACCATCTTGTTCGACCTCCTCGACAATCTCCATATCAAAGTCATCGCCCGGAAGTGAAACCTCTACATCTGTATTCCCCTCGACATCAAGTTCTGATGGGACGAGTTGCTTATCTACGTTAGTTGCCATAATAACCCCTAATAAAAGTCATATCTTTTTGCCGGAAGAATAGGACTATCATCCTCCTCTTCATCATGCGTCGTCTTAATAAAGCCGCCTTGCCTGTATCTTAGCAGTGCTTGCGTTGAACTATCAACATAATCGTCGTGTTCCCCCGCTGGAAACTCAGCAAACTCTGCTATAACTTCATCCGCCCATCTGTGATTAGACGCCCATACTATTCCAGAAGCAAACAAATCAGAAACAGCATTAACTCTACTTATCTTATCATTACCACGGCTTGGTGTAAATTCACTAACGGGTATACCCATCTCTCTTAATTCATATATCAATGGGCCTCCACTAGCCCGCTTCTCAACGATAAATGCTTCTGGTTGCCAGTCTTTGTACATCTCCATAGCAACTTTCTTAAGCTCTGGAAACTCCATCCTTTTTCTAAACGCATCTAACAGTATCACATTAGGCATCATTCTACCAGTGTCTGGATGCTCTCTGTAAAAAACACCCCAAGTAGTACAGGCTGAGTAGTCAGAGCGTTGAGTTTTCTCGAAAGCCGTATCCCACGATTGTATTAAAAACTCACAACTAGGCGGCTCGTCACGCTCCCACCTCTTCCACCACTCCCGCTTGATCAGCGCACCTTCTTCGGCGGTGGGTTGCTGTTGGTACTGCGCCATCCACTTAGAGATTGGCAGTTCGTCTTTTATAGCTAGTATCTCGTCTTCGGGCCAGTACTCTGGCCAGATGGGTTTGCCTGACGGAAGTATGGCGGGGAGTTCTATGACCTCCCAATCTTCTCCGGTTTCTTTAGTTGCCGCCGCTTTTAACACTTGGCCTGTAAGATCGCGCTTACTCCACCGCGTCATAACGATGACTATAGCCGCGCCTGGTTGTACACGTTGTCGTGGACCGGAAGTGTACCATTCAAACACACTGTCGTAAATCTCTGGTCTTGTCTCTGCTTGTTTGGCTTCTTGCTCGCTGTGAGGATCGTCAATTATTATCAAGTCTCCGCCACGGCCAGTCATAGTGCCGCCAGTACCAAGCGCAAAGTATTCACCTTTAGCTGTAGTCTTCCATTTACCAGCCGCCGCAGCATCCGCGTGTACAGCAACATCGGGGAACACATCACGAAACGCGTTATCACCTATCGTGTCTCGTACCTTACGCCCGAAATCCACCGCTAGATCAGCGGTGTTTGATGCCTGGATCACGTACTTAGAAGGGTGATGGCCGAGGAACCATGCAGGAAACAGATGAGAAGCAAATTCGCTCTTGGTGTGGCGAGGAGCCATGTTAATGATTAGGCGTTTAAGCTCGCCTCTTGCTACTCTCTCGAAAGCTTCCGCCATAATCTTGTGGTGATAGCCTTCTATAAAACCAGGCCACGCTTTCTTAACAAAGGATATAAAGCTTACCTTAGCCTCATCTCGCTCTCGTATTACGCCAAGCTTGTCTACCAGCGTGAGTATCTCTCGCTGCTGGTCTATAGGCAATTCGGGTAGCCTATCTAAACAGTCTTGAATATTGGCTGGTAACATCTTATAAAGATAACTCACTATCCACGCATGGATCAAGAATTAAAATTACTCTTCGCCCCACGATGCGGGTGTGCTATGTTCAAGAAGGACAGGGGGTACATCGTTTATAGCTGAAGCTTGGGGAGCATCAACTCTAATAACACGGATGGACCGGGCAAGGTTAGGTGTCCGTTCGATGTAACCCCTCCCCTCAAGTTTAGATACAAGAGGAGTTACACTAGATCGGCTCTTAGCATCTAACGCTTCTGCAATCTCACCGAAGGACGGGGCGTAGTTATGCTCGTCCCAGAACGATGAGATGAAGTCTAAACATTGTCTTTGTCTTGGAGTCAAAATACTACCATTTAACCTTATCGGCCCAGTAAGCGGCAGACATCTTGCCTCTGTCTATATTCTTCTTATGTCTGGCCTTAAAAGATTTCTTACGTGCCTTCTCGGAGTCTGTCTTGGGGCTTTTGCCAGCGCCACTTACGCCTTGCTGACCAAACCTTATTAGTTTTGTTTGGTCACCGCTCTTAGCCAATACAGCGTGTGACTTAGTTTTGTGGCCGGGTGTTCGCTTAGGCTTATTAAAACCTGGAAACGTCTCGCTTCCTCGTTTTTCTGTCATATCTAACCCCACATTTTACGCCAAAGCCATCCGTCCAGCTTGGCTACAAGTTTAGATAATATTCTTAATGGCGGAGAACGCCAGAGTTTTTTAAGTATTATATTCATAATAGTACAAAGTTTATACATAAAGAACATGTACGTCAATACATTTACCATCAATGAAGCAAACCCCACCCCTCGGTGTAGTGGTTGTGTTCCCCCATCATTGTTCTTATGTCTATTATACTCTGCTCCACCAGGTAAGTACGGTACTCCGACGCGGATACAGATAAAGCTCCTACAAGGGCGCGGGTGAGTGCGTCTACAACTTCAATGTCGTAGCTATGAGGATCGTCAAATAGATCGGCAACTACCTCGTTGAGTATGCAGTGTGGACACGCGCATTGGTCAGACGATTCATTATGACTTGTTAAATATTCGATTCCAACCATCCTTATATTCCTCGGAGTTTTCCATCTTAGGTTGCCAATTAGGATCTGCGGATGTTCTTACCTCATGATCAACATAATACTGAGCATCCTTCTTACCTAGACGAACTTCATTCTTGTGGCGCTGTAGACGTGCTTTCCTCGACGCTTCCTCGTCTGCGTCCCCCACTCCTTCAGGTGGGCCAAATATACGTTCGTGATTTCGACGGTACGATGTATTGGCTGGTGGGGTTTTAAGTTTATCGACGTGCATTCTTCTTGGTCTCCTTTTTATTATAACTCGGTTAGTGACTTAAAAAATATATGCTCTCCAATAACCGCTGTCTTCTCTTTCTCGTCTGCCCAGGCAGGGCTTACGTCTTTAGAATGGTAGTGCGTCGCTCCACCAGTAGGGTCACCCCATACCCCGTAGAGAACATTTATGGCTATGTAGTTGGCCCACCTCAATGCGTCTAGGTCTTTAGGTATATCGCTTTTGCCGTCACAATACCACGAGAACTGGCATTTGTGTTTTATTATATCTCCCGACTCCGTCAACTCGGCTTGGTACACAACGTCACATATATTGTCGGGGTATTCGGTAGCTACTGCCCTATTCAACACAACGTGAGTTACAGCTATCTGCCCATCAATAGGTTGGTTACGAGCTTCAAAGTATATATTAAGAGCGAGGCACATTATTACGGTAGTTAACATATAACCCTCCTTTAATAAATAGTTGGTCGCGAGACGGAAAATTAGGATCTCCACCAACTGACGGGGTTTTAGACCCTAGTGGCACTCACCGTCTAATCCACATCCGAGATCCAGAGCTTTCGCTCAACCCCTCGGCGGGTTATTCGTTTTTTCCATTCGTGAGACAGTCGTTTGTTGAACGCCTAACAGCTTAGCCAATTCCACTTGGGTTTTCTCTTTGGCTTTTCGAAGCTCAATCATAGACATTTGCTCAGCAATCAGCTCATCCGCTCGCGCCTCGATTTTCTTCCGGCGCTTGGCAGGCATACTTTTTAAAACATCATCAATATTTTTAACCATTTTTCTATTCCTCTCTCACTTTAACTTTTTCAAGTGATTGTCATACCGTTTATCAGCTGGTGGATGTCTGACCCCCGTGGATACATCCACACTAAAAACTCATTTATAATCCTCAAACCTGTCTAGCCATATAGGAGTGCCCCTACCTGCCCAAGCACCCTCAATGTTGAAGCTGTAAAACTCTAACGCATCCTCATAGCTCATTTCATCACGCTCCATCAGAATGTCAATAACCTTGGCCTTATCATACACCATAAGACTAGGTTGCCCACATCGGTGGCCTATGCCTATGATGGCATCATCAAACCCATCAGCGGTCATAGCTTCATCTTCACCTATATTGTCGGAGATAAAATCTACGAGCCTTAGCCTCGAAGCTTCTTTTTCGCGTTCTTCCATTCGGATTTAGGTCCTAAACTCTTTCGGTGCTTAAATAGTAAACTATATTTTTAAAATTATGTCAAGGATACGTGTACAAATGTTGCACAAAATTTTATAGGAATTTTTTATAAAATTTTGCTCACAGACTGTCTGGAATGTAATACATAGATCTAGTATAGATGCGCCCTTCATAGCGGGGGGCCGGGGGTGCGGAGACGGGAGGCCGGGGGTAGGACCCGTGATCGGCCTCATCCCCTCAGAAAACAACCCCCAAAACCCAATTTTACTATGTGAAAAATAGCTACGCGCCGGATGCATAGCGAGCCTGTCAATAGCCTGTCATATATAGACAGCAAATACCCACCTGTAACTCATTGAAATCATTGAGCTATTCAGGTTGTCGCATAACATATATTATGGAAAGTAAACAGCTAAGTCGTTGATATCATTGATCAAATGCCCGTTTGAGCTTGTCTTCTAGCTGGTCCCTGACCTCTTCAGCGCTCAACTCTTCAGCGGTTAGGTCCTGCGATCTATCCAAGAAATATCCTACCTTCTCAGATCGGCCAAGCAGATCGATAGCCTTCAATATATTCGCATCGCTGTCGGCGGTCTCTATTTTTTCAAGAAGCTTTTTTTCTAGAAGCAGTCGGAGGCTGGCACCTGAATGCAGTGATTGCTCTTCTTGGCGCTTGTATCCGGCAGTTAAAGCACGTGACACGCTAGGGTTCCGCATTAAACGGCTAGCTTCTACGCCCACGGCGTGATCGCTCATTGTTTTAATGTCATAAGCTATTTTATATGCGGCACTTTGAGACCCTGCCCCCGCGAGCATATTTGCGACGAATGAACGCTGTTTATTCGTGAGATTGTATCGGCCACGTTTTTTAAGATCGTTCTTTTCAAAATTCGGTTCGGTGTCAAAATCAACTGCTGGATCTGTCTTGTCGCCATCAATCGAAATCAATTTTGGGCCTGAATATTTGTCGGTCATATTTTGCATATCCTCAGTAATTGCTGG